TGTTGCGAAACAGTACGCTGAATTTTGTGTAAGGTGCGACCGAGAAGGATTACCGCTACTTGAATTAGATGACTACATTAAGCAATATTGTTGCTAACGTGTGCTATCAACACTTTTTAATTTAAATATCAATTAATCAATAACTTATGGAAAACGAAGTAATCAAAAATGATATATTCATAGAATGCTTAGAGGGGTTATCAATCAGTGGTGATCTATCTGACAAACTAAATGAAGCAATCATTAACAGAAAGAAAAGGAAAATCAATCAATCTGACGTAAGTCAAAGCACTGGCAAAGGCATTGCGACAATCAGAAGATTTGAAAACGGCAAAGTTGATAGTTTGTTCTTGTATTCGTATTACATTGAAACATTCACAAATGTCAATTAGAAAAGGCTACAAAGGACAATACAACGCACTGATCATGATCAATGGTGTTCGAAAATACATCGGCACATTTAGAACTGAAAAACAAGCGCGTGAAGCCTATCAAGAAATACGCGCAAAGCATCCAAAGCAAACAGGGTTTAAAAAATAATCAAAATATTCGTATATTGTGACATGCGAAGATTGAACGTCGAAGATTTTGGTGAAGTTGAAGAGAAGAAGAAAGGCACACCGGGTCAGCCGCGTAAATGGCACGACATACCATTGTTGATCAATGGCGCGAACGATTACTTTCAGTATATTGAAGATAATCCTTTGTATGCTTTCAAGAATATGTCGACACGTCAAGGTGTGGTCCTGACGAAAGAACCACGTCAAAGAATGGCAACAATACGGGGATATTGTAATCATATCGGTATTCCTTTGGGGCGTTATTACGACATTAGAAAAAAACCTGTGCTGCAAGAAGCGTGTGAAGCGATTGAATCAATCATCAAAGAACATCAGCTTGAATGCGGTGCTGCTGATCTTTTGAATTCAAACATTGTGACACGTGTGCTGGGATTAGCAGAAAAGCAAGAATCAAAAGTCACATCAAGTACGAAACTTATTATCAACAAAACGTATAAATCAGATGATTAAATTAATGCCAAAACCACGATTCAGAATTCAAGCACATTCAAAAGGATATGTCGTTGAATATCTTGCAAAACAAAGACGCACTTTTTTGGGCTTCCTGATCAACAATGAAATTTGGATGCCATACATCACAGAATCAAGAACATCGAACACACCACGATATTATGAAACGAAAGCTGGTGCAAAGTCAGGCGCGCGCGCCGTGTTTCTTGATCATTAAAATATTGGGCAGTACAATCATTTAACAACCAGCTGACGAAAAAAGTAATATGTCAGCGGTCGTTTTTTTAAAGCAATCTAAAAAGGGATTTGCCCGCCCTTTTTTTAATACTCACAGCAATGTTCAGACCATACCCGAAACCCGAAAAGAAAGCAAAAGCCAAAGCGACGAAGATCAAAAACGTCAGCAACAAGCGTGTTCACATCTGTTCAAACGGTGAAGTCATATCACAACAACAAATCAACGACAGACTGAAGAAAGCGTATCAAGCAAAAGCACAGAACGCAACGATGATCTGCGCAGGGTGCGGTCAATCACTAGCAGACGACAACGATCACACAATCAGTCAAAAACGTTGCAAACAACTACACAAAACAGAACTGATTTATGATCCTGAAAACTTTGAACATTCATGTCGTCAATGTCATGTCGAATGGGAACAGTACAAATCAGGATATTTTGAAGAACACAACAACGCTGTCAAAAGAATGAAGTATCTAAAAGAACACGACACAGAATCATTCAATAAGCGCATTGCTTACGTTAGCAAGTCGAACATCCTGAATATTAAGTGATGAACAGCATTGAAAGATTATATCAATCAATCAGATTAACAAAACGAAAAGACAAAGCACGACCAAGATTCGTATTCATTGATGACTATGCGTTGACAATTCCTGACGGTCGAAAGATTATCATTCCAAAAGGATATGAAACAGATTTTGCAACAATACCAAAATTCGCATGGAACTTGTTTCCACCACTACATGAAGACGTGATCTTCGCCGCGCTTGCACATGATTACTTTTATGACAATTGGAGGTTGTCAAAAATACGTGTCGTCTTTCCTGAAGTGATCAAGCGCAAATGGTGTGATCAATTATTCTTGAAGATGTGTACAATGAACTGGCGCAAGTACGTCATGTACTGGACGCTAAGAATAGCACCGAAAGCGAAAAGAATGTACAATGATTAAAGCACTGACAGAACGCGCAACATCAATTTGTTCATCTTAAAAAAGTGATTGGATTGGTTTTCGGGACAAAGTCGCGTTTTGTCGTGTTTTACTACATTAGTTGATAATTAAAAAATTCGTATATTGTCAGCATGATGTCAAAAGTGAAAAAGACACGTGTGAAATCAAGCTATTCAATGACCTATGTGAAAGGTATTGACGCTTATATTGTCATAAACCAAAACTAAAATGACGACATTCTTTTTGATTCTTTCAATCGTGATCAATCTATGCTTTTTTTTCATCATCGCTGTGTTGTCAGCATACATCAGAAAAAATCAACCTGACACATGGAAATCACACTTTCAGAAGAACAAACAAAAGCATTCGACGCACTGACATCAAAGAACGGTGTGCATCGCGTGCTTTATGGCGGACAAGCTGGTGGAGGTAAGTCTTTTTTGATTTGCTTGTGGCTGATCTACATGTCAATTTCATATCCGAAAACACGGTATTACATGGCACGCCGTGTACTGAAAGACGTCAAAGATTCCGTCTTGCTGACTTTCTTCGACGTCGCGCGACAATATGATGTCGATTATATCTATCGTGCCGACAAAGCTGTTTTGATAATCACTGAAACACAATCGGAAATCTACTTGATCGAATGTGAAGATTTGCCGCGTGACCCGAACTTTGACAGACTAGGTTCAAAAGAATATACAGCAGGCGCAATCGAAGAGGGTGTCGACGTTTCAAAGCGCGCTGTCATGATGCTGATGTCAAGAACTAGGTATCGCCATATCGAATATAATCTTGAAAGAAAGCAGCTAATTACTTGTAATCCAGCGGACTGCTGGTTAAAGGATGATATTGTGAAACCGTATCAAAATGGGACACTTGAAAAAAATATCAAATTTATACCTGCGACGCTTGAATCGAACGTCAACAAAGAATTTGCAGATCAATACCGTGAGAATCTTGAAGATTTGCCTGAATACGAAAGGAATCGTCTTTTACACGGTGACTGGGATGCAAGACCACGAACGGGTGGTGAATTCTTGAAACAGTTTGATCGTGACGTCATTGTCAAGCGCGTGACTTATGATGAAGATTTGGCGATTCACTTGACATTCGATGAAAACGTTCACCCGTATTTGACGTGTCTTGTGTGGCAAATCGCACGTGATAATGATGTTTATGAACTGCGACAGATTGATGAAATCTGTTTGTCAGACCCGCGCAACACGCGTCAACACGTTTGCACTGAATTTGAGCAAAGATATAATAATCACACGACAGGTGTGTTCATCTATGGCGACGCAACGTCACAGAAGCGTGACACAGCGCATGAGCGTGGCGAAAACTTTTTCACTGACATTATCAAGTATTTGAAAAGCTATGTGCCGAAAAAGCGTGTGCCATCGGCGAACCCGTCTGTGATCAAGTCAGGTCAATTCGTCAACGAAATATTCAAGCGACAAAAAGACAATCAAAAACCGTTCAAAGACATTAGAATCTATGTTGACCCATCGTGCGAAAAGTCGATCAGTGATTATCAGCACACACTTGAAGATGCTGACGGCACGATCTTAAAAGCTAAAACGACAGACCCGATCACAAAAGTGCGTTATGAGAAGAACGGACACTGCACCGACGCGATGCGATACTTTGTGACATACTCAATGAAACGCGCATATTCGCAGTTCTTGCGTGGCGCAAGACAACCAGCACAATATGAATCAGGCACATCAGCAACGTTTCGAAGATATTGACTAAAACTGACGTCTAATTGTCAAAATGATTTATTTTTGATAAAAATCTAATCAATGGCATACTTGGTAAAAGACGACTACACGTTGCACATTTCGATTGATCATCTTGATCAGATACTTGATCAGGCGATGACTTCTTCAGGCAAAACAGCTGATCAGATCAGAACTGAAGCTGAAGAAACGGCAAAGGCTGAAATCACAAGTTATTTATCAGCAAAGTATGAAATCGAAAACGAATTTGATATTGACGGCTCATCAGCACCGAATGATCGCAACAGACTGATCAAGAAGTGCATGATCGACATTTCATTATATCACATTTACTTCACTGTCGTTGCGCGTGACATTCCTGAATCAAGACAATTGCTGTATGAACGTTGTGTTGACATGCTGAAGCAATATCGCGACGCTGAACTTGATTTCGGTTTGCCGATCAAAGACACTGACGGTGACGGTGTGCCGAACGTTTCGCGTGTGCGCTTGAAATCAAAGCAAAAGTTTATTTCAAGACCGTTCACTGATTTATCATTAATGAACAACGAAGATGACTGACAAATTGAAACACGTATCGTTTGACAAGAACGGTGTCAAGGTTGAAGAAATCACGAACATATTGACATCGGTTCAAAAGCAATCAGGCGCAAAGCGATCAAGCAATCAATATGAATTGCGACAGATATTCAGACAATTTGAAGATTTGCGTGATCTTGAAAACGCAATCGCTGTTGCTCAAAACGTCTACAAACCGAACAGGCAAGAACTGCATCGCATTTATGATGAAGTAGAAATGGACGCACATTTCACGTCACAATGGGAAGTGCGCAAAATGAAAACACTTGAACGTGAATTCATCATCACTGATGAGAACGACGAAGTTGTTGAAAGCGCGCAAGACTTTTTCAATCAATCATGGTTCATTGATTTCATGCACCTTGCTTTGGATTCAAAAAAGCGCGGGTTCACAGCAATTGAGTTTGGACCAGTGAAAAACAATCAATTCGGTTCATATCGTGACAGACACGGAATGTTGCACGAACCGATTGAAGCAATTCCACACAGACACATATCCGCCGAACGTGGTGAATTGTTGCGTAATGATTCCGACTTTAGCGGTCTTGACATCTTATCAGGTCCGTTGTCAAAAAATATTCTGTTCATCGGTTCGTCAAAAGACTTTGGTTTGCTTTACAAGATTGCACGCGGTGTATTGATCAAGCACAACGCATTGTTGAACTGGTCTGAATGGGCTGAACTTTTTGGTCAAGATGTTCGCATAGGAAAGACGGACGCGGAAGGTTCAGAAAGAACACAATTCCTGAAATCACTGCAAACGCTTGGTTCGGGTGGGTTCGGTGTGTTTCACCCTGACGACACTGTCGAATATAAAGGAACGGCACGCGCTGATGCTTATCGTGTTTATTTAGAACTGCAAAAATACATTGACGCAGCGACATCAAAGCTGATCTTCGGTCAAGACGTGATCATGGAAAAGACTGGCGAGGTGCGCGGAACTGCGGCAGAAAACATCGTCGACATGATCGGTGAAGCGGACGCAAAATTCATGAAGTCTGTTGTCAATACGTTGTTAATTCCGAAACTTAAATCATTAGGCATTCAAGGCATCGACAACGTCAAATTCAAATGGGAGAATTCAGAATCATTGACAATGATGCAAAAGGCTGATTTAGTCGATAAGATTTCACGCGCTGGTCATATCGTGTCACCTGAGTACATTGAACGTGTGTTTGACATTGAACTTGATGAGGCACAGGTCTTGACACCACAACAGATTGCGCAACGACTAAAGACAAGCTATTCAAAGACTGGTAAATAAATGGAACCGATATTTAATAGTGACGAAATAGAACAATATCTTGAACGCGTGTTTCTTGGATTGATCACGATGTCGAATCTTGATGAACGTTTGTATTATCGAACAGCTAATCAAATCTTGAATTCAGCATCGCAGGCTTTCAACGCGTCTGATCTTATTTCGTTCACACGTGAATCGGAACTATTCGAACAATTCACAGACAATGTGTATCGCTTTAGTGCAGCGAAGCAATACCAACAAGTTCGTCAGATGTCAACGATGATCACACAATCACGTGACAACGCTGTTGCTGAATTTGCAAAGTTTCGTCAAAAGGCAGAAGTCATATTTGATGAATACAATGTCAACTACTTGAAAACTGAAGTCGCAACGGCAACGTCACAATCACAGAACGCACTCGAATTTGTTCGATTTGAAGAACAAGCTGATGACTTTCCTTTCTTACGATACGAAACGCAACGCGACGATCGTGTGCGTGATGAACACAAGAATCTTGACGGTATTGTCAAACGTGTTGACGATCCGTTTTGGAATGATTACATGCCCGCAAACGGCTGGAATTGTCGTTGCTTTGTGACGCCACTTGAAAGTGCTGAAGTGACACCTGATTATGACATCACGATCACTGACGATGATGTTGAAAAAGACTTTCGTTTCAATCCTGCGAGAACAGGGTATATCTTTCACGAAGAAAGACACCCTTATTTCAGCGTCAAGCGTGGTCATAAACGATTAAAAGAAAACAATTTCAATTTGCCTTTGCCTAATTTAGAGCCTGCAATATGAAAGACAATAAGCTAGGTACGAATAACGCTTTCAAAGCAATCAAGAACGACATGAAGCGATTGATGCGTCGCATGTGCAATGATGCAGTGTATCAATTTCGTGTTGTCAACTTTGATCGTCAAGGCTTTGTCGATGGTGGTGTTCAAAAATGGAAGAAGCGCAAGTCAAAGAAAGACAATAGCGGTCGACGCTTACTTGTCAAGACTGGTGCTGGTCGTCGTTCGATAAGAATCATGCGTTTGACATCAATGAAAGGTGTTGTCGAAGCGGGTGCTAATTACATGAGCTACCACAATGAAGGCACGGCACGATTGCCACAACGTCAATTCATGGGTAATTCACGAAATTTAGAGAAGAAGTTTCAGGAAAGGATTTTTGAATATATTGATTCAAGATTATGAAAAAGCTGCATGACTTTATAAAGAATGAAATCACGACGCAATTGCCAGCATTTAAGCGTGTTGAACGGTATCGTGGCCAAGACATAGCGCAAGAAGCGCGACAGAACGACGTGATGTTGTACCCTGCGTGCTTGATTCAATACAACGTTGTCGAATCGCGTGCGCTTGCATTAGGCATCACAGAACAGTTGCTTGACATTGAGTTCAGACTGTATTTTGAAAACTACACACGAACACGTGACGACGACATGATTGCTGTCGAAGATTTCACGAACGTCATTGAACGTTTGCGGGGCAATCCTAATGACAACGTGCAATTTACATCAATGGAAGAACAGCGACGTGAACAAGACAACAACTTCGAACAAGTGAACAATCCAATTGTCACATACAGAACATTATATCGTAATTTAGAAAAGTATTTGTCTGACACTGAAAACAATCAAGTCGTCACTATTGACGCAACAGTGTCGGCAACAATTCAATAAATCATGGCAAGAACAATACAAGAAATTCAAGAGGGCATCAAGACGAAGATCAGAACGTATTCGTCACTAGACAATTTTCTGTTTCCTGAAGATGGCGGTTCGCAAGTGTCAACATTCAATCTGATCATCTTCACTGTTGCAGCGTCAATGTTTGTGTTTGAAGTAATCGCTGACGCTTTAAAACGTGACATTGAAAGAACACGTGACACAGCAATTGTCGGTTCGGCGTCTTACATCAGACAATTGATGTTCAACTTTCAGTTTGGTGATTCATTGACGATCAACACAACAGATTCGACAGCTGATGACTACTTTGTTCCGAAATACGATCCTATCGTGCCTGCAAACAGAATCGTGACACAATGCGCAGTGCAAACAACACAGTTGAACAGCATCATTGTCAAAGTCGCGAAAGGAACATCACCGAACTTTGTGCCGTTGACTAGTCCTGAATTAACTGCACTAAATGACTATTATTTCGGAACATCAAACACGAACGGCGTCGGCTTTGCTGGTGTCAACGCGACGTTTATTTCACTTGATGCAGACAAGATCAGAATCGAAGCAAATGTCTATTATTTCGGTCAATTCGTCGAAGCGACTACAAAGACAAATGTGATCAGCGCAATCAACACGTTTTTGTCAACGTTTTCAGATGACAATTTCGGTGGTGTGTTGCGTGTTAATGAACTGCGTCAAGCTATTGAAGCAACAGAGGGTGTTTCACGTGTCGAATTTGTTGCAATCGACGCAAGAAGCGCATCGCAAGCGTTCGGTGCAGGTACAAACGTTGATGATCAAGGCACATACGCAAGTGTTGCAGGGTATATCATTGAAGAAGATGAAACTGGCAACACGTTTGATGACACAATCACAATGATCGAAGAAACAGCATAATATGAGTTTATTTAATACTAATTGGAGAACACAGATAACGCGATTGATGCCGCCGATCGTCAGATCGACGTCACTGATTGACTTCATCGATTCATTAATCGAAGCGGTTGACGTGCGTTCAAATGAGTTTCAAACGCTTGACACAGATTCAAAAAAGCGCGCAAGATTCAGTCCGCAATTGATTGTGTTCAGAGCAGCATTGAATGATCTTTTCAGCGTGACGTCAGCACCGTTCATTCTTGTTGAAACGACAGACGAAATTCAACGCCAGTTCATGTATAATGAAGCAGAAAACACGCCTTTGTACGTGTACAATGACGACGTGAATTATTTGTACAATGGCGCAGAAATCACAACGACATCGAACAGACTGTTTACGGTATCAATTCCGACATCTATTCACACGGCTGAACTTGAACGTCAAGTCAGAAATGAAGCGGACAAAATTAAACTTGCAGGTACGAACTACGACATAACGACATATTAAAATGAGAAAATTAAAATCAACAATACCAAATGGCGGTGCGCCACTTTTAGAATTTCCAGTCTTCGGTCAACTTTTCGACGATGACACAAAAGACTATCTTCAAGCAATTTTGAAATCAGTCAACGATCTTGCTGGTGCAAGTGCTTTCATTGTCACGGGTTGTGAAATCACTGACAACGGTGCAGATTACGACGTCAGTGCAGGCATCGTTATGATTGACGGTGTGATGCGTCGATATGATGGCGAAACGGGTCTGACTGGCACGCGTTACATCGTAGCAAGCACAGACACAGAACTATCAGGTCAATTCGCTGACGGTGTGACAAAAGCATACGCAGACGTCAAAGAAGCTGAAGGTTCAGCAAGCGCGGGTTCAGGTCAATCAATTGAACTGACTGCAACTGCGAACCCCGTCAGGTTGTATCAGTTCTTCAATGTTGCTGATGATCCGAACAATGTTGGCACAAACAAACATCAAATCGTCAGAACAGTTTCGACAATCGTTTCAGGAACAGTTTCAACAAGCACGTTTACGTTTGCCTTGAGCGAAACAGGATTGACAAACACTGAAGCTGTTTCAATTATTGAAATGACGCTTACAGCGTTAAATGTTGGAAATGTTGTCACGCAATTCTCAGGAACATTCACTTATGATTCAGTTGCTGAAGAATTTGAAATTGACGCGGGTTTCGCATTAGCTGGATATTCAGACTTCAGATTCACGGCACGATATATTGCATAAAAAAAGCGCATCGTTTCGGATGCGCTCATTAGGTGAATGGGAGGTATTATAATTCAATATTTATTCGACCGTCACTGTCTTTGATAATTTTCAGTTCTTCACATCCGTCATGAAAGACTGTGAATTCAATTTCATCAATGACCATGATCAATTCATCGGTTCTGTCATATTCAAGTGAACCAAAAACTTCAGCATCAACAACGAACTGTGTGCCGAACGCGTCAATGATCAATGTTTCTTCAATGTAGTTTCTGAAATACACACGATCTTTGTCGTGAATTAAAAATTCTTGATCAGCGTCATCAAGTGCGTTGAATGCCTTGTCAACGTCAATGTCAACTGTGTGTTTTTGGAGTTTAGCAGATATTGTATTCATGATTCATTCGTTTTGTTCATGCAATATACAATTTGAATATCAGTCTGACAAATCATATTCTAATTAAAATCATTGAAGCATAAAAAAAGCGTCACACAATTTGTGCAACGCCTTAACCAATAAATGAATGAAGAATACAATCAATGAATAATTGTGTCATAAAAGTCTTTCATCGTGTGTGTCTTTTTCTGTCAGTTCTTTGTGTTCTTTCAATATCATTCGCAACGCCTTTGCGTCATGATCAATTCGCAAACGTTTCTTTTGCTGATCAAAGTATTCACGATTCGATCCAGTCAAATATGCTTGCACGCGTCTTTTGAATGACATACACAAATATAAATATTTGACTTAAAACTTGTTTGACTAGTTGTTCAAAATGTATTTGCAAACATGAAAGATCAAATCAAGTGCAGTGTCATTGACAACACAGCGTTCATGTTTCTTGACATGGAAATTGATTCTTATGTGTCATCGTATTTGACGCGTCAGATGTATGAAATGAAAGAACGCGGTCTTGACATCGTTTTGAAAATTAATTCAATCGGTGGTTCTGTCATCGCTGGTCAATCTATTATCGACGCTATTGTCACAACGAAAGCGACGACGCATATTGTCGGCATCGCTGCGTCAATGGCTGGCATCATCGCACAATATGGTGCAAAGCGAATCGCATCATCGAATTCATTGCTGATGATTCACGCACCTAGTGGTGCAAAAGACGCTGATCTTCTTGAAAAGGTTCGATCAGGACTGAAAAAGACTTTAATGTCAAAAACATCATTTGACGAAGACAAGATTGACACGATGCTGTCAGACGGATCAAAAGACTATTTCTTCGACGCTGAAGAAATGCTTGAAAACGGTCTAATCGACGAAATCGTTGACATCGAAGCTGACGTCGAGCTTGAAAACTTGACTCAAAACAATGATGTCGCTGATATTTACAATATTTTTAATCAAGCAATTAAAAAACCCAAAATTCATAAAATGGAAGTAATCAAAAACACTTTGAAACTAGACAAAAACGCTAGTGAAGAAAAAGTGAATGAAGCGGTTTCTGAAGTTGTGAACAAATTGCAGGCTTCTGATTTGAAGAATGAAGAGTTGCAAAAGCAAGTTCAAAACTTGAAAAACGAAAACACTTCATTGAAAGAAGCGCAAGAAAATGCGAAGAAAGCTGAAATCAGTGCCTTGATCAACAGTTATGTTGAAAAAGGTATCGTCACAGACGAAAACAAAGAAAAATTTGAATCGCTTGCGAATGCCGACATGGAACTTGCAAAAAGCGTTTTGAATTCGTTGAAAGACACTGTCAAGTCATCTGCTGATTATATCAACAATGACAACGGACAATCGAACAACGGTGTTGTCACTGTTGATGTTTTCAACAAAATGTCAGCTGAAGAAAAGGCTGAATTCGCAAGAACAAATCCAATCGAGTACAACAAAATTTTAATGGCATAAAATCATGGCTGCTGAATTATTAAAAAGACAATTTCTTAGTGAGATTCAACCAAAGTTATTCCCTAGCTATGGTTTTTTATCACGCGCACTAAATGACGACGCATTCGTCAACGCAAACACGGTTGAACTTCCGCACAGTGGAACGATTCCAGCTGTTGAGGTTGACAGATCGTCACTACCTGCGACAATCGCAAAAAGAACCGACGCTCCAACGAATTACACGTTGGAAGAACTGACAACTGATCCGACTTTGCTTCAAAGAAGTGAAGAATTAACTGTTGCATACGACAAAAGATCAAGCATCTTGTCACAACATGCTGAAGAGATCATGAAAAAGTCAGGAAACATCGCGCTTTACAATTGGGCGGGTGGTGCATCTGATTTCATTCCGACAACGGGAACGGCACGCGCTGCGACTGGACCGTCACAAACTGGAAACAGAAACGCAATTTCAAAGGCTGACTTCTTGGCTGTCAAAGCAAGATTTCATCAAGATGATGTGATTCCTGACAATTCACCAGTGAACGGTGTTGCAGTGATCACACCTGAAATGTATTCTGATATTCTTGGAATCGGTGATTTCACTGACGCAGAAAAGTTCGGTCAGGCTGGTTTACCACAGGGTGTTGTGACTAGAATCTTAGGTTTTGACATTTATGTCAGATCAAGTGTCATTGTTTTGAACGGATCAAACGCGTTGAAAGCTGAAGGTGCTGCCGCTGCTGGAACTGATCAAAACGGTGCTGTATTCTATGCGCCTAACATGGTAAGACGTGCGAAAGGTGCATTGAACGTG